AGATTTAATATAGAAGCATTATTATTTACTATTAAATCATTATTAATCAAACCGCCAGAAGCATCTAAAAGATTTAATATAGAAGCATTATTATTTACTATTAAATTATTACTAATATCAACTCCAGACACATCTAACTCATTTTTAATAATAGTATTATTATTTACTATTAAATTATTATTAATCAAACCACCAGAAGCATCTAATAGATTTAAAATAGAAGCATTATTATTTATTATTAAATCATTATTAATCAAACCGCCAGAAGCATCTAATAGATTTAAAATAGAAGCATTATTATTTATTATTAAATCATTATTAATCAAACCGCCAGAAGCATCTAAAAGATTTAATATAGAAGTATTATTATTTATTATTAAATCATTATTAATCAAACCGCCAGAAGCATCTAAAAGATTTAATACAAAAGCATTATTATTTACTGTTAAATTATTATTTATCAAACCACCGGAAGCATCTAAAAGATTTAATACAGAAGCATTATTATTTACTGTTAAATTATTACTAATATCAACACCGGACACATCTAATTCATTTTTGATAGTGGAATTATTATTTATTATTAAATTGTTATGAATAAGACCCCCAGAAGCATCTAAAAGATTTAATACAGAAGCATTATTATTTATTATTAAATTGTTATGAATAAGACCCCCAGAAGCATCTAAAAGATTTAATACAGAAGCATTATTATTTACTGTTAAATTATTATTTATCAAACCACCAGAAGCATCTAAAAGATTTAATACAGAAGCATTATTATTTACTATTAAATTATTATTTATCAAACCGCCAGAAGCATCTAAAAGATTTAACACATAAGCATTATTATTTACTGTTAAATTATTACTAATATCAACACCGGACACATCTAATTGATTATTAACAAATAAATCACCAACAATAAGGGGTGCAAAACCAGATATATCAATAATATGAGTATTAGCATTAGATGAAGTAGATGCAAAAACGAAAGAATTAAGAGTATTTGACCAGAAAATAGTTTGATTAGTAATATTTTCAAATATAATACCAACATCAGAGATACCATTATTATTTTTACCTAAAGTAATAATATTATCTGAAATATCAAGATTAGTAGTATTAATAGCGGTATATGAACCATTAACTGTTAAATCACCATTTATTACTACATTTCCATTAGATAACAATTCATCGGTTATAATTTTTGCTTGTACAATAAGATCACCAGTCATAGTATCACCAGATTTATTAACTTTAAGAGCTAAATTTCTATCAATATATAATTTATTTGTAGCATCATAATCATTATGTGGATATGCTAAATTAGTTATTTTAAAAAGATTCATATTAAGTTCTTTATAGAAATTCTTTACTTTATACTTAAAACTATAATTATCACAATCTGATGAATTATTATTTGATAGTGATGATAAAGAAATATTACAAGAATTGACACTATATGTCAAATTTGAGGAATTTGAGGAATTAGAAGATTTTAAATCATTGATATTAGTTGATAAAATATTTGAATTATTTGTAATTAAAATATCAGAAATAATATTAGACGATGATGATATTTTTTGATTAATAATATTATTAGGAATATTTTCAATAATATTAAATTTATTAATAATTTTTGGTTCTAATTGTAAATATAATTTATTAAATGATGAATCTAAATCAATTACATTTTTAAATTTATTATTATTATTATTATTATTATTTAAGATTGGAATATCAGACTTTATATTAAATTTTTGTATAAAATTTGGAGATATTTGTAAATATAGTTTATCATAGTAATTTTCTATATTCATTTATATAAATAATTATAGATATTAAGAAAATAAAATTAACATATTAAATTTTCTTTAGATAAATTGTCATATCAATATCCTCAAAATAATGTTTATAATACATTTCTTCTTGATTATAAACATAATATTCCATTTTTACAATTCCCATAATGTATTCCTTTGCTTGTTCACTTTCCAATTCATATTTTACACTTCCTTCATAATAAGCAATAATATTATCCTTCGGTTTCACTCCCGCATACTTTCTACATCTCTGCATTCTAGAAGCAACTGACCTATAATAATAAATCTTATCTAGTTCTTCATCATATCGCTTATCTACAATAATATTAATATTAAATTCATCAATATTCTTAAATACAAAATTACTATCCATAATGGCATCATCCATAATTAGTTCTGTAGTAAAATTAAATAGTTCTCTATGCATATAATAGCCATTAAATTCAGTATTAATAATTTGTTGTCTCTCACTATTTGACATCCTAATAATTTCATCAAATGTAGCACTAATACCTCCCTTATACATTTTGAAAAATGATGCTCTTACTGGAATAATATTTTGTCTAATACTGAATCTAGACGCATCTGTAATTACTTCAACATCAATAATATTACATTCATCAGCAATAAAATTAAGATAGCTATGATAATAACTATTATCTCCACCATAAAGAATTACTTTCTTAATTGGTTTCTTAAATGTAATATTATGCATACTTCTCACAGTATAAATATTCTTAATAATATTATAAATAATATTAAATGTTTCAGCCTTTTGATTTTGTACCGGTTCAAGACTAATAAATGCGGTATTTTCAATTAGATGAATACTTGAAATTTCCATTAGTTTATACTCATAATCAAAACTCTTAATATAATTATAAACATTATCACAGAATTCAGGCATCAAACACTTAAAATCATTAATCATCCTTCTAATAATAAAATACATTGTTTTAAGACTCTCTTCCCATTCTTCAACTGATTCATTTCCCTTCAAATAACTTCTTCCCATCTTAATATATCCATTATTCATCACCTCCACAAATTCAAAAATAACCTTACATGATTCCATAAGATTATACTCATTCATACATCTCTTAAACATCTGAATCTTATTATTATATTCATTAATAATCCAACAATTAATCGGATTAATAATATTATAATCTTCCTCAAAATTAAGTTCTAGTGTTCTTTCCATCTTCTTATTATACAACTCATAATAATCTCTGAAAAATGAAACTGTATTTGTTAGTGGAATAATTACATTCTTCTTCATCTCTCTTACTCCATTCTCACTAAATTTAATCGGTTCTGCTCTAACTACTGGCGAACTCATAAGATATAGTCTCAAAGCATCACTTCCATATTCTTCAACCAATTCCAACGGATCAGGATAATTCTTCAAACGCTTTGACATCTTCTTACCATCTTCCGCAAGTACAAGACCATTAACAACTACATTTTTAAATGGAATAGTGTCAAAAAGACTAACAGAAAGGACAAGTAGAGTGTAAAACCATCCTCTAGTTTGATCAAGACCTTCGGCAATAAGATCAGCGGGCAAAAACTTATGACTAATTCCATCATTAGTTCTAATAAAATAAGAATTATCAAAAATATCTTGTTGAATTCCGGTAGTAGAATTTCGGAGTAGTTCAACAATTCCAACACGTCCAACTGTAGCATATGGTGCACTACCAGATTCAAACCAACAATCCAGAACATCACCACAAGGATAATAATTCTTTCCATTCTTATGGATTAGCAAACCATCAATAAATTCCTTATGAATATCTGTAATGCTTCCAGGTTCTCTATCTGTCAGAATTTCCAATTCATAAGAAGAACCAACACAAATAATATCACCATCGTCCGATTTCCAAATTGGAATTGGTGTTCCCCAATATCTATTTCTAGAAATACCCCAATCATTTGCTCCAGCAAGCCAATTACCAAATCGGTTTTCTCCAATACTTGATGGAACCCAATTAATTTCCTTATTTTTAAAAACTAGTTTCTCACGCATATCTTCTACTCTTACAAACCAAGAAGAAACTGCTCTATAAATAAGTGGTGTATCAGTTCTCCAACAGAAAGGATAATTATGAGTGTATTGACGCTTATCAAAATAATTATTATTTTGCTTTAGTCTAATAATAATACTTGTATTAAAATCAAGTTTAGATTTATCTTGATAATTCTTGTAATACATTCCATTAAATTCTTCAATATTATTAACATATCCATTCGCATCTAGTGGTTGAAATAGTACCGAATCCTTCGTAATAATTCCATTCTTCAAACATACTCTATGGTCATCTTGTCCGTAAGCAGGTGCAATATGTACTACACCAGTTCCATCTGTATCCTTAACATAATCATCCGAAATAATAATATATTTCTTACCAGTCATTTGAGTATTATAAGTAAAAACTGGTTCATATTCAAGTGAAACAAGTTCAGAACCAAGAAATTCAGAAATAATATTAACTGATTGCTTCTTAAAAACATTTTCAATAAGTGATTTGGCAAGAATAAAATGAACACTCTTAAATTCAATCAAAACATAAATAATACTTGAATTCACACACAAGGCATAATTACTAGGAAGAGTCCAAGGAGTAGTGGTCCAAACCATAATTTTAGCATTATAAGACTTAAAAGGATTAATAAGATTAAAAGTAAGAAATAGTGAATCATCTTGAACTTCCTTATAATTTTGTTGAGTTTCAAAGTTACTCAAAGGAGTAGCACAAGATGTAGAATAAGGCATAACACGACATCCCTCATAAATCCTACCCTTCTCATATAGATTCTTAAAAACCCACCAAACACTATTCATATAATTCAAATCCATAGTCTTATAAGGATCATCATAATCATCCATAATCTTTAGATCATACATAGTAGAACGCCAAGTATCAGCGCAATTTAGAACACTTGACCTACAAGCCATATTAAAATTACCAATTCCAAATTTCAAAACATCATCCCTTGTCTTAAGAGAATGATCTTTTTCAACAACTTGTTCAGCAGGTAGACCGTGGCAATCAAAGCCACCTTGTCTAGGAATATAAAAGCCTTGATAAGCCTTAAATCTACTAATAGTATCCTTAATCATTCCAGCAGTAATATGACCGTAATGAACTGGATTCGGTTTCTTAATAACCTCAATACCCTTCCGGTTAATAACCCTTTCAGGTTTAGCACTAGAAGAAGCAAAAGGAGGACCCAGAAGAAGGGAAAAGGTATTAGAACCAGAACCCATATTATAGGTACGGTGAAGCCTAGAAATCTCTTGAATAGTAGCCATATTATAGTATTAATTATTGTAATATAATATTCATAATATTATAAATATCAATTTTTTTTAATATATAAAAATAGAAAAAATAGAAAAAAATAAAATTAACTAATAAATAATACTAGTAATAATATTATTAATAATTAAATCAAAATCAGAATTAATATAATCACTATCATTATTAAGAATAAAATCAAAATTATAATTATCTAATTCAGTTTCTGATTTATGAGATGATAATTTATTTTTAATATTATTAATATCAATATTTTCTTTATTATCTTGATGAGTGATTAAATATTTTTGAACTTCTTGATTTATTCTATTAATATTTCTATTAATAGCATTAACTCTAATTATTTTTCCATTAAGAGATTTAATAAAATCTGCTTCATTTATAAATCTTACATCTGTTATTATAAATATATGTTTTTGTTTATTATACACTTTCTCATATATATTTTTCATCATTAAATATAAACCTTTAATCCATATATTTTCATCATAATATAATGTAATATCTTCTATTTTTTTATTTTTAGCTTCTCTACCATTTTCAGTACCATATTTTTGTAAAATATTTCTAGTATTACTATCCTTTTCAACAAATAAATTATAATAATTTTTATCCATTTTATTTTGTATTTCTTCAATATTATTAATATTTTCTATTCTTGAACCTATTTCATATTTTAACAAATCTGCAAAAGCTAAAAATGAAATATTATAACCTAAATCATTTAATAATTGTCCTATTATTTTTTCTGCTATATAATTCTTTCCACAACCCATTTTACCACTTATTCCGATTACTTTCATATTATAATTTATATATTATTATAATATATTTATTAAAAAAATCAATTTTTTTAATTTATTAAAAATATATAAAAATAAATTATAATTAAAAAATATATGGATAATGATATTACAGCAATAGTTAATATATTTAGAAGAGAAAATATATTAGAACAACAAATTAAAGCTATAAAAGAACAAAGTATACCTCCAAAATCAATAATAATATGGAATAATGGAAATACAAAAATAGATTTAACAAAATATAAAAATGATAAATATTATAAAGTTTTTGATTGTAATTATAATTCGGGCGTATGGTCAAG